CGGTAAAAAAGATTCTTGACAAACTAAAACCAACCGAAAATGAGTAATCTCAAAAAAGTGCCGTTCGATTTAAAAAAGTGGAAAGCTGACGGCAGTCATGTTGATAGGTTGGAGATGAGAAACGGTAGAAAAATTGAAGCGTTTCATGTGTTCGAAGTCCTTAATGTAGACTATCCGATTGCTGCCATTGATAGTAATGGCCACAATAAAAATTATACCATAAACGGGGATTATACAACGGAAAGAGAAGGATGCGACAGTGACCTGTTCATGTACATTGAGCAGCCGAAAGAAATTACATGTGGTGATTGGCTTGCGATAAAAGGCGAAAAAGAATCATGGTTCTTGTTTCACGATGGAAAGTTGAAATCTCTTTACGAAAAGAAGAGCGATTCAATTAAGGACATAAGCAATTTACTGGTAAACAAACAGGCATTATTAGACCTTGCAAATATTGTTTCGAGTATCAATGCAGAACCCGAATAAAAAACGTACATTTACCGCATAAAATAACTATATGTTGGTAAAAAACAAAGCATCGTTTGTGCGGATAAGTGCCGATGAACAGCTACAATTACACAGGTTTTGTGAGGCGTTCGATACCCAAACTGAGTGCGCAAATTACATAGGTATCAATCTATCAGTTCTACGTAAAGTACTCGAATTTGGGCACGCTTCACCGGAAAGTATTGATAAAATAATGACCGTTGTAAAAGCTGACCCGTACCTATCAGCAGTGTGTAAAGAGTACCTTATACAACCCAATGAAATGTTAGCAGACGGTAGGCAAGACGCATACGCAAGCGAAGCTAAATTTATGCTGATATACTTACTCAGGCGTGACAAAATACTTACACGACCTCAGATTGTTACCATGCTGAATGTATCAGATATTCGAGAGGTGAACAACATTGTAAACAGGGTAACAGATTGGGTCTCGGTCAATTCAAACAATACCAACAACAAATTAAAATCTATTATATCATTTTTAAACCAAATACAGTAAATGGATAACACACTAATCGCATCAGGCGAAAATATTAACGGGCAGGACGTGGTAATAGTTGAACCTGCAAAGAACACCGTCAAAGAATGGTTGAGCGAAATGCCAGAGCCATATAGAACGCAGGCGCTGGAAAATCTGCAGAATAATAATGGCTATGCAGGTAGCAATAACATTTGTAAAAGCACCCATTCTGCAATAACCTATGGTTTTCTTTGGCAGACTACACCGCAAGGAGTAGATTATTGGAGAGCTGTATGGCGCAGTTTCTGTGAAGGTACACCACTCCCCGCACCGTGGGTAAAGCCGCAGCCTGACCCATTCCAAGCCACTGAACACATATTCCCGGCTAAGGTTGCTGAGGCAGTAACAGAGAAAGAAAGCCTGCTTACCATCAAGACGCAGTTAGCCGATCTGACAGATTTGTTACTCGAAGTTGGTGTTAAACTGCAAAAACAGGAACGTGAAATAACCGAACTGAACCACCTTGTAAGCGGGTTGCGTATCAAAATACAATCTATGGCCGACGTAGTTAAGCAGCAAGCCGAACTGACAATTACACTCAGCAATCAGATACAGCAGAGTATCTCGAATGACGGAAAGCTGATTGTACAGCTTGCAAAAAACAACCAGGCCTTGCGTGCGAAAGATATTGATAACTCACTTCACACAATGGACTAATGGATACAGCACTTCAGATAATCAACACACTATCATTCTCCATTGCAATCGGGTTCGCCATGTTCGTCTGCATTGTAATGATAGTATGGTTCGGGATGGCGATTCTACACAAGTATTTTAAAAATCACTAAATCATAAACTATGCCAAAAATCCAGTTCTCCCTGAAAGAATGGGAAAAACAAGGTAAATCGCTGGATTGCCTTGAATACAGAAACGGAACTAAGCCGTTGGAGGTTCATTATTTTGAAAAGAACACTACTGATTTCCCACTGATAGCTGTTATGCCAAATGGAATATGTTTAGTGCTTTCCAAAATGGGTCATTGTACACTCAGCGGTAACGAACACGAAAACGACCTATTTATAGTAACACCGGACGAAATAAAGGTATTTTGGGCCAATCTGTATAGTAACCCATCTATATTCCCGTCAAATTGGAATTCTTCAAAAGAGAAATGCGATAACCTTGCGAATGGGTCCGCACAAAGAGACGGGTACATCAAGCTCACAAAAAACATCACACAAAACACCAAAACAATCGAAATCATACCATTATGATGCAATACATACAAGATGCCCCGCAGCACCCATGCGCTACATTTTGGGTGTGTGCCGCAGCAAACATGGGGCTGATACTTATAGCCGTGGCTGAAATGTCAATAAAAGAAAGTTTAAACGATTTAAAAAAAAGGCCATGACATTATACGAACAACTGAAAGCCGACCCAACATTAAGAGTGCATTCTTCCAGCTACGGGCTGAGTGAGATAGATGGCATCAACCTACTAAACATCAGGAGAGACTGCCCAATTGAGGTGACATTCGAAGGCGGTGAAGTAGAGACGTTTACCGAAAACGGACAGTGCTTTATTAGCAGGATATTCCCACGCATAGATATATCTATTTATGAACCGAGAAAGAGCAATAGTTGAGGATAAATACGGGCTATGTGTTCATTGTAAACGTGGCGATAAGGTAGAGATTATCCGTGAAGACAAATACACAGCGTGCGTAGTATGCCCAAACGGAAAGATTGAGGAACTATTTAAAACAGAGTTACATTTTATTAACAAAAACAGAAAGAAGAAATGAGTAAGCAATCACTTGGCGAAGTAGTACGCAGCGCAAAGAATGGCCGGGAAATCATTCAGGCACCGGCAGTAGGTGACAAATTTAAGAACGTATATGCTACAGTGCATGGTATTCGCAATATGGCGCAAGCTGAGGCATTCTACCAGGCGGAACAGTTTCACTTCCTGAAAATCATCAATGATAATGAAAATGTGCGCAAATGCACACCTATGTCACTGTATGGCATCTTTATGGACGTGGCAGTTTTGGGCCTATCATTTGACCCGACAATGAAACACCTGTATATTGTGCCTTTCAATGCCAACGTAGGCACAAAGAACCAACCAATATGGGAAAAGCGTGCAAGACTTATGATAAGCCCATATGGTGAATTGCTACTACGCAAGAATCAGGGCCAAATACAACACGCAGATAACCCTATGTTGGTGTATGACGGTGACGTGTTCGAGTATGGCACCCGTGACAGTAAAGTATTCTTAAACCATATTCGCAAAATGGGTAACGAGCTATCCCGAGGTATCATTGCCTGTTACCTGAAAATTACAAGGGCAGACGGAACTACTGATTACAAAGTACTATCTCTGGATGAGTTTGAAGGGCTTCGCAAATTCTCGAAAGAACCAAATTCGATGGCATGGACTACAGGCCGGGCCGGTATGTTTCAGGCGAAGACAATAAAGCACGCTTTCAGGACTTATCCGAAATTCAGGATTGGTAAATTTTCGCAAGTATCCACGATTGAGCAGGCAGGCCAGGAAAACGAAATACAGGATATTGATTACGGCATTGACATTGACGAGGAAACAGGCGAAATCTTCGAAGAGGAACAGCAGCAGCTACCTGAAGGAAATGCAATGCCAGTCCCACCAGCACCTGCTCAGACAATCCCGGTACAGCAGCCAGTACATCAGGCAGAGGCATTCCAACCGGCATCAAAACAACAGGGTATCAAATTCGATAACGCAGACTCATTCTAATATATGACACAGGAATTAAGCACCATAGAAAGGGCGCTGCCGATATTGCAGCAGGGGCCACAGATATTGAAGGATAGCCGGGAAAGATTTACTCGCGCAACAACTGCCGGTGAAAATCTGCTACTTGGGCTACCATCAGGCATACAGAACGCCGAACAAGACGAACTAGTGCGGACGTTCATTGAGAAATCCAAAAAGACGCTGGAAACACTCAACACAAACCGGGCTGAGTTTACAAAAGCCATTGATATAGTAAAGGGGGAGTTTACAGGGCTTGAAGGCGCTTTGGACATAAAGAAATCTGGAACGGTTACCGCAAGGGCTCAGGGGCTACGCAATGACTACGCAAAGCGGGTATTTGAAGAGCAGGAGCGCCAGCGCAAGGCAGCGGAACTGCAAAAGAAAAAGGACGACGAAAACGCAACGATCATCTCAAAAATCCGTGTTGCAGTAAGTACAGCTATGAGTGATTACACATTCATATGCCTAAGGGGACTTACCAATTCTTTCAACGCTATAACCATTGATGATTACGATGTAAAGCGGGTGAATTTACTTGCATATACGCCAGGGTTGAACGCTGAAAAGTATAACGAACTTGCGTATCAGGCCGCTACAGCACTATCATATCTGTACCATACTGCCGAAGAAATTCAAAACATTGCAGCACTAGAAGTAGGCGAACAATATGAGGCCAGCGCTGAGACGTTTAAAAATACACTACTCGAAAAGAAAATTGAGTTAGTGGATATGCTGCCATCAAAGTTACAGGAATTACAAAAGGTAGCTGAGTTCGAAGCGCAGCAAAAGATGGAACGTGAAGAACAAGCCAGGCTTGCAGCAGAAGCAGCCAAAGCGGATGGTGAGCGCAAAGCGGAGTTGCAGCGCCAGCAGGCCGAACAGCAGCAAAGGCAAAAGGAACAGGCCGAACAGGAGCAACTACGCCAGCAGCGTGAAGCTGAAAGGCTGAAAGCTGAGCAGCACCTGCTGGAGCAGCAGCGGGCGGAGCGTGACCGGAAAGAAAAGGAACGCATAGAGCAAGACCGCATAGCTGCCGAAACTATCAATCTGTTTGATGCCACATCAGCAGTTACGCCGGTTGATGAAACGCCTAAGATAAAAACAGCACTGAGGGCGGTTATTAACCACCCATCAGGAGCAGTTCAGATTTTCCAAATGTGGTTTTCGAGGGTTGGCATACATATGACTATTGAAGAGCTGACAAAAAAACTTTCTTTCTGCTTTACCGAGGTCAACAAAGCAGCCAACAAGGATGGGGAAACAATCAGCAGCAAATTCATTAACTACGAAAACGAAATAAAAGCCAAATAATCATGACCGGACCAAAATACAGCCTGATAGATGGTGATGGGTACTATGGCCGGGAGGAGGTAAGCAATTCGGATTTGGGATTCATCCAAAAGTATTGGGAGCCTGAAACAATATTTGCAGACAAGCAGGCCGCATACAAGTTTGGTAGCCTAGTTGATGCCATAATCACTGAGCAGCACCGGGTGAACTATCTAACATACCGGGTTGATGAAGTTCAATATACCCGCGAAGATTTTGATCAAGCCAAAGCAATGAAGCGTGCATTTATGGCCGACAGCATGGCCGCCGCAATGCTTACACAATCAAATACGCAGGCTGTAATGGTTCGTGATGTGATAATAGAACATGAAGACTTCAGTTTTCCTTTATCGGTACGGTGTAAGTGGGATTTGTGGATGGAAAAAGCAGGATGGGGCGGAGACATTAAAAGTACCGCCGCAACTACGCAAGCCCAATTTATTGCAGCCTGCAAATACTTTGATTATGACCGGCAAAGGGCTTGGTACATGGACATTGCCGGCAGCGATAGAGATATTCTAATAGGTATCTCAAAAAAGAACAACAAAGTATTTCACCTGCCAATAACACGAGGCGACGCATTCTATAATTCAGGGCGCGCCAAATACGAGGAACTGGCATTCAAAAACTGGTATTTATTCTCAGAACCAAAGAAATAAACAAATGGAAAGTTTCGCAAGGATGTGCGTAAACATAAGGGGCACTTCACTTGGGTATGAAGACACCGAAGCCCGCATACTTGACCTTGCCAAAGCATCAGGAATACACACCGACACAATAAGAAGAATCGTAAATCAATAATCAATATGCAAAATAAAATCAGCGCCATCAAACTAGATGGATTTGTACCGGAGATAAAGTACCGGAACACTTTAGGCGATCAAACCGTTAAAAACGGTAAGCGTTGCCATCAGGATATGAAAACAGCAATGCAGCAACTGGACGTGCATTTTGCTATCCTTTCAGGCCAAACACCGGAGCCAATGAACGAACAAAGCATTGACTCGTACTGTACAGCACATGCTGAAGAGTTGCAGCAGATAGAAGCTGACTCGTTTACTGTTAAAGGGAATGCCATATCAATTACAGGTACCAGGGTATTGCCAAATGCCAAAATAATAAAGCTTGGAAGCCCGGAGCAATCCTTTGAAATGGATAGCTACGACTACCCATACATAGATGCACTCTCTGAACTGGTGGAGCAGCTACGCCACGAGGGCGAATGTTACATTGAGGGGAAAGAGTATGTAGAAAATCAGCTTGACCTATTCGATGAAGAACACAATGAAGAGGTAAAAGTTGCGGCCACTACCGTTAAAAAATCTGCAAAGAAGATAAAAGACCTAATGACCGGCCACGGCGCAGAGGTTGAAATAATTGAACATACGGATGTTTCACAAGAATTCTAACACAGGTAACAGTTAAAGGCTGTGGGGCGGTTCAAATCTGCCCTACCTGCAAAAAGTTTAAAAAAATAAAAAGATATGGGATACGAGCAATTTTTAAAAAGCAAAACACACTCTCAAATAAAATTCGGGATAGATGCAAATTTCATACCTGATAAACTATTTGATTACCAAAAATATATTATTGAAAGAATGGCACAGTCGGGGCGCTGTGCGGGCTTCCTTGACACAGGTACTGGTAAAACCATCATTGAGCAAGTAATGGCAATTAACTATATCAATTATACCAACAAGCCGGTGCTTATATTGACACCGTTGGGCGTAGCCTTTCAATTCATAACAGAAGCGCAAAAGTTTGGGATTGATGATATTTCTTATTGCAGAGATGGAAAGTTCACAACGAAAATAGTAGTAACGAATTACGAAAGGCTTCATTACTTTAATGCAAGTGATTTCGATTGCCTAATACTTGATGAAAGTTCTATACTGAAAAATCCAGACGGAGCAATTAAAGCCGATATTCTAAGGTTTATACTAAAAATAAAATACAGGTTCCTATTTACCGCCACACCTTCACCAAATGATTACATTGAATTAGGTACATCTTCCGAGGCATTGGGGAACTTAGGATATACTGACATGCTCAGCCACTTTTTCAAAAACAATGAAAATACTATTGACCCTATGAGTATAGGCGTTAAGTGGGAGCTAAAAAAACATGCTGTAAATTCTTTCTTCGAATGGGTTAAGTCGTGGAGTATATCAATGCGTAAGCCTTCTGATTTAGGTTTTTCGGATGGTAATTTTATACTACCAGAACTTGTAATTAATAACCACGAAGTTTATAACAAAACTAATTCAATAAGAAATGGGCAAATACAGCTATTCACAGCTATTGCAAAAACACGATCTGAGATAGGCCACGAAAACAGAACTACAATAACTGAAAGATGCCAAAAGGCTGTAGAGCTTGCGAGCAATTATGACTATTCAGTTTACTGGTGCAATCTTAACCCAGAAGGGGACTTACTTCAAAAGTTAGATAAAGATTCAGTACAATTAAAGGGTTCTATGCCTATTGACGAAAAAGAAGAAATATTAATGTCATTTTCAAAGGGCGAAATAAAAAAGCTAATTACAAAGCCTAAGATAACTTGTTTCGGTCTGAACTGGCAGCACTGCAATCATACCGTAATTTTCCCTACTTTCTCGCACGAACAATTCTACCAGATGGTAAAGCGGTTTCACAGGTTCGGACAAAAAAGAACTGTTTACGCTGATGTTGTTGTATCGGACGGGCAAAAAAGGGTTACAGATAGCTTAATAGTAAAAGCTGAAAAGGCCGATAATCTATACTCAAAGCTAAATGAGAAAACAAATTCAGATTTCAACATTAAAACAAAATTATTTAACCAAAATCTAATACTGCCAAAATGGTAATTGAACAGAAAGTAACCGAAAATTACGCTATCTACAACAGCGATAACATGTATGTCATGCCAATGCTGCCTGATAACAGCGTTGACCTATCAATTTATAGTCCACCATTCGCAACAAAAGAAGGCAAGGGATTGTATTGCTATTCAAGCCACATCAACGACCTGAGCAACTCATTGACTACCGAACAATTTTTGGAGCAATACGAATTTATGGTAGCTGAGATAGCGAGGGTAACAAAGCCGGGAAGAATATCAGCAGTTCATTGCGCTGATATAATTTGTAAAGATGGTAGTCAGTGGGATTTCCCGCACGAAATTGAGGAAATTCATAAACGCCACGGGTTCAAAAGGTTTAATAAAATAACCATTTGGAAGGAACCGCTAAAGGTTCGTATGCGTACAATGGTTGAAAGCCTTATGCATAAATACATTGTAGAAGACAGTACACAATGCTTTACTGCCAGGCCCGACTATGTGCTTATATTTAAGAAAAACGGAGAAAATGAAGTGCCTGTAACGCACCCCGTAGGTATGAAAATTTACGCAGGAGAAACTCCAATACTCCCGGCTATGACTGCAAAATATGGCACA